CATTAAACCAAGTATAGTCCCCCGTCGCTCCGGGTTGTGAACCGTGACAAGCCCCATAAGCCACCGGAAACGCACCAGTAGTGATTGTCACTGTAGCACCTGTCACATCAACCAGCGATGTGCTTGTGGTTGTAATGTTGCCAGCCGTTCTGACTACTCTGCCGTAAGCTGCTGTAGGTAAATTCTCTACTGTTGCTACCGTACCCGTCTCATCAGGCAACGTGAGCACTCGGTCAACATTGCTGTTAGGGCTGGCTACTGTAAAAACACCTGTGCCGGAGGCGTTTGGGGATAATGAAATTAGTGACAATTTATTGCTCCTTGCAAAATTTTCTGCTCTTGCGACCAAGAACATACCCGTCAGGCTGCGCACCTTCAAAACAAAATGTTACGCTTTGACCGTTGTTGTACCAGCGTCTGCCCTTTGCAGATACCCCCAATTTTAACTTGTGTTGCTCAGAGCGTAGTGGTTTTGGAATGCCCTTTAGCATTTTTGAGCGCATGGCTCGTTCTTCCGCTGACTGCACACGGCCACGGTTCTTAGCGCTGACGCGGTCAACAAGTTCTTGCGGTAGCTTCACGCCTTTTCTGGGGCTTACACGCCCTTTTAACGCTTCTGACAACTTTTTGCGCGCTTCTGCGGAAAGGGGAACGCCTTTATTGGCTGGAGAAACGCCCAGCCTTACTTTGCTCATGCGCTCCAATGTTTCTTTGGAAAACACACCAGTCTTACCTTTGTTCCAAGCTGGCTTCCCGCGCAAATGCGGTTGCGGCCCCGACATAGTTGGAGGGTATCCACCGCCTGTTGTTAGATTCCAGCCAAGTTTGTCTGCTGGTCGCAGTTTGCGCTCAATGTCTAAGCAATACTCTTTGTCAGCCATCAGCAACACGGATTTAACCATATTGTCCCAGCCGTGCTTTTGAATAGCGTGGCGCAGGTAAGCGTTTGTACCATTCTCCATGTTGCGATGCGCAGCAAACCGTTTCTGAACATTACCAGACACGCCGACATACCCCTGAGACATAATGTCCGTATGGGATGCTTTGCGTATCCAGTACACAACAAAGCTCATACAAAACCCAAGGAGGCGTTACCGGTTATCGCTACTTTACTCATTAAACCCCCTGTGGCATTGCTGCCTTAATTGCGTCTGCTGTAGTTGCCGCGTTAATGGCTGTTTGCATGTCGTCATACTTGGTGCGGACAACAGCACGGGCTTCTTCAGCTGCTACGGCTTCTGAGGGAATGGTTGCTTTAATGTCCAGCGGAGCAAACTCAACTGAACGAGCAGCGCGGCGCACATCATGTGCAATGTCTTTAGCTTTGCTTATATTCACTGTAATCATGTCAGCTCCCATGCGTTGCGGAATGTGCGGTCGGTTGGAATGTCAGCAACGTCCACGATGCTGTAGGGCTTGCCGTCTGGTACATCTTTGGCTACAATCTCTTCGATGGTTAATCCGCAGTTGGCGGGTACAATGATTGAAACACCGCCTTCGTCATTTGAGAAGATAATTCGTTTGTTGTCCATGATTTTTTCTTTTAGTTGCCAAATATAATTATGCTGTTTTGTGACCCATCTGAGGTAACCCCAGTATCAACTCGAACTTCAACCCTAACTGCGTTAATGCTCTTTAGTGTTGCTGATGTCGCAAAAGTATCAACCCTAACACCTATTGATGACGCTATAGTGTAAGTCGGTGACTGCGGTGACGTACCAGCAACGGCGTAATTAGCATCTACCATCGCAGTAGTAAAGTTAACCGTGTAGTCACCAACACCGTTATCAGTAATACTCGACACATTCCCGCTAGCCCGAATAGCCACCGTGCCCGTGCCGTTGAAGTTAACCCAAGCCCTACAAGCATAAATAGGCGCAGAGCCTGTGGCGTTTAATGCTCCAGTAATACGTGCAGCAGCAACATCACCTGTTAAGTCTTCACCATCAAATCCAGCTGTTGAATCAATGTCCGGCGTTGTAATGCCAGTTGTCCCATTTAATGTAATTGTCATATAAACCTTTAAACAATAACCCAGCGTGAGCCTGTTGGTACTGTGACTGAGACGCCGCCGTCAATCGTGATGGGGCCTGCGCTCATGGCGTTGTGGCCAGCAGTAATAGTAGAGTCAGTGCTTATGGCCGCAGAGTTCTGTACGTAGCCCTGTGAGCCGATTACTGCGTGATCTGATGGGTAGGTAACGAATACGTCTTTGCCGCCAGCAGAGAAGCTCACAGCGCTTCCACCGTTGCTTGAGGACAGTACGGCATCTCGCGACAAAGTTGCGCCACTTGCCGTGTATGTGCCAATGCCAACTTCCCACTCATCTGTTCCCTGCCCTGAGATTGTGTAATACGTGGTATTACCATTCCCAATAACAGAAAACGACTGGAAACCGAGCGCCGCACCTGTGAGGGTTACTGCACCAGTACCAGTCGTGGTAGTGGCCTCTTTTACTCTGTCTTTGAGTACGAGAGCCATAATGAATCCAATCAGGTCAAGGTAATGTCAAGGTCGCCAGCAGGCACACGTAAAATGTCGCCATCGTTAATGGTGCGGCTAGTAGTCAAGATGGCCCAGCCAAGCATGTTTCCGCCAGTTGAAGCATCAAATACAGCAATGTGCGTAATCGTGCCCCAGTTGCCACCAGATGCGGGGTCAAACTCAATTGACGCGCTATTGGTGCAGTTGGTTGGCGATGTACCTGATACGGTCATCGTGCCAGTTGCTTTGCGAGAATAGTTGTTGCCCGATACCTCAGTGCCACCGCCTGAATCGCTAGGAGCGGCTGTAAACAGGCCTAGATACCAAGCGGTTGGACGGGTAACAGAGTCGGCTGTAAACAGCCATTTAAGCGCTGCGTTTTCTGCGTAATCACTAAATGATGACATTGCGAATTCCTTTGTTATTCACTTATTAATGAACGTTCAAACAGTTGGGCAAAGGCATTGCGGCCAACTATCATTTGGTCTATGTTGAATCGTAAAGATGACAGCTTGCGGTCTAAGTCTGCAATGTGGCTTGCCATCAACCTTTGCGGCTCGGTCAATTCTTCCATGTTGTATTCAACGCCATCAATGATTACTTTTTTCATCACCACGTACCCTTCCAAACACGGAACTTATCAAAGTCTCCTGACAACAGCTTGCGCTTTATAACGTCCTTCATGGCTGGGTCGCCCCACTTGATTCCAGCTTCTTTAGCCCACATTTCAACAATGTGTAAAGGTATTTCACCAGCCAGTCTGCTTTCACCAAGAATGCCGCCGTTCAACTCTTTGATTGCCTCGACTCGTTTTATGTACGAATCATTGTCAAATTGACTTTGGACAACAAAAGTGCCGTCATGGTTGTCTATAAACTTTTCACCAGTTTTCATTGCGCCACCCGTTTTGTTTTTAGTGATTCAATAAAAGGCAGAGAGCCGTAGCCCTCTACCGTTTAACAATTAGCCTGTAATTGTGTTGTCAAAGATGCCACCGTTGGCAGCTTCGTTCTTACAAACCAAGGTCAACTCAGTTGTCACTTGACGCTTGCTTGAGTCACCAGTCTTGGCCAACTCAATGTTCTTTGTAGGACGCAGAACACCAACACACCACATATCTTTTTGCATGATGAAGACATCACGTGAACGGTTTTCACGTGTAGGCATGAATTCAACAGTACCCCAAGGCGTGACATATACGGCCAAAGACTTGATAACCTTTTCGTCACCAGCTTGCACTTGTGAACGTTGGTTGTTGTTACCAGTAAAGCCAAGGGCTTTATTCATCTGGTAAGCAGACAAGTACACGGTGTCAGGACGGCCACCGCTTTCCCAGATTGACTGCATCACTGAGTCAAACTTGGTTTGTGAGAAAGCCGTCAGAGCGGTTGTCTCATCAGTACGTGCGTCAGTGCCGTCACCAGTTGGGTCAGCGCCTTCGTTAGCACCAAATGAGGTGTTGGAAATCAACCATGAAGAGGCGCCAGCCAACTCGCGTGCGGTGGTGCTGTTGCCAGCGACACGTGCGTTGTTGTCAAACAGTGCTTTTTCGATGTCCAATTTCTGCTCTTTTGCAACTTTCAAAACGGCAAATGCCATCTCAGCAGCGCGTCCGGCTTTCTTCAGACCAGAGTCTGTGTCGGCTACGGTTACAGCGTTCTTAAAAATTTGCGTATAGTTGCCCAAACGTGAGGTAGCAGTACGGGCTTCGGCAACAGTGTCATCGCCTTCAATATGGGCGTTTGTTGCGCTTGCGCGTAACGTGCTGGTCTGCCATTCGTGCAGTGTGTTCGTGGCCTTTACTTTAGCAACGCTAGAGTAAAAAGGTGTTTCAGTTGGGCTAACATCATAAATGATGTCTTCCAAGTCTTCGCGGATGCCGACTGCATCGTAGGAGTCAAATGTGTTGGTAGGCTGTGCCATGATAAGTATCTTTCTAAGATTTAAGCATTAAACTGAGCGCGTCTTCGATGCGTCCAGAATTCTTTAGGTTGGTCTTCTTTTGCAAAGCGTCTTTGTTGCTTTTCGTAAGATTCTTTGAGCCTGCTCGTATCGGTGCTGATTTAGGGCGTGCCGACTGTGCTTTCTCATCCGCTTTCTTCTTGCCACTCATAATCTCGCGGTACTTCATCGCGTCACGTAAAACGTGTAGTGCGCGACTTTCTACCACTTGACTAATCTCTTCTGCCGTGTAGCCGTATGCTTGGCCAGCAACCAGAATTTGCTCCTTAAACTTGCCAGCCCGTTCTGGGCTGCCTAATTCGGGGATAACGGTCTTCAGGTTTTCTACCTCACGCATGAGGTATGCCTGTCGAGCCGATTGCTCTGCCTGACTTTGCTGTGCCGACAACTGCTGAAACTGTTCATGCTGTTGTTGGTACTTCGCTACATCATCATCAAAATTCATCTTTGCTTCCATGTACCCAATTGGGTCGGAGTCAAAAAGTTCCCTTGATGGCGCTTTCGGAGGTGTGGCAATCTGTCCACCTTGAATCTGCTGATACAACTTTGCGATTTGCTGTCTTTCATTCAACAAGGCTGCGTAGACTTCTTCTGCCTGCTTTCGCTGGCCAGCCGCCTCTTGCATACCCTTTTGGACAAATTGTTGACCACCGTACCCACGCTTCAACTCGCTCAGAGTGACCTGCTTATCTGTTCCGTCAATCTTGACGGTGAACACAGGGTCTTGCTTGCCAGCACTGTCAGTGTCTTCTTCTTCGTCCTCCGCATCTTCATCAGATTCGTCTTCGGATTCTTCATCAGATTCTTCAGATTCGTCTTCAGCTTCAGCGCCTGACTCTTCGGTTTCTTCTTCTTCCGATTCGTCATCTTCGTTAGTGCTGTTGTCTTCGTTTTCAACACCTTCAGGTTCAATCATAGCACTTACTGCACTATTAAGCGAACCATAAATACCTACATCCTCAGTCGTTTGTTCCACGGTACTGATTCCTTCTGTTGTTTATCAAAAAATGCCTCGTCTGTAAGTACAGAGTTGAAGTAAGTTTCAATGTTGCCCAACGCACGAATGATGTCGTGCGCATCGACCAAAGCGTCCTGAGACGACTCTGGATTCAAAAACAAGCTCACTTGCTTGTCCCGAATTGCTTGCATCACTTCTTGAAATACGCTGTCGTTTTGTAGCTGGCGTATTTTTGATGCTTGATCTTTGATGTTCAATTAAAACCTTCCACCTGTGACGGCTTGTGCGGGTGACTCTTGCGGATACCTTGGTTGGGCTTGCGCAGCCTTTACACCAGCAACATCGACTGTGGTCTGGTACTGGCCATACAACTTTGCAGCGTCAGTAAGTAATTCCTGATCCATTTTATCGCGTGCGCGGTCGTCTTCAGCAATGGCCTTCTGAGCCTCAATCTGCAACTTGAGCGTCTGCACTTTTTCGTTTGCAGCAGCTTTGATTTTCTCTGCCTCAATAATCGCTTGGGCCTGCTGGTCAACTGGCGGTTGCTGCTGTTGCTGCGCTGCCATCTGTTGCAGTTGCTGTTCGCGCTCCATATCCATTGGTGAGAAGTAGCGGTCGGCGTTTCGTACACCCTGCACTGCCAGCATATCTGCGACAGTGTTGCGAATGTTTGTCATGGTCACTACACCGTTGTTTGGGCCATAGTTTTGGTACACCTGCATTTGTAGCTGTAAAGCCTGTGCAAGCGCAGCAGAGCGCTGGTCTTCACGGCCAGTACCCAAGCCAACGTTTGCGGCTACATCCATCTTGGCGTTCCAATGGCGCGGGTCAACAGGCTGGTAGTCACCGCCAGCCATGCGCATCATTACAGCTTCATCAACGTTTTCGACCATTAGCTTGAGCATCAACTTAAACAGTCGGCGCATACCGCCTTCTGCTAAGTTTCTGGCCATGACCTCGACCTGACCCGCTGCCGCCTGTATGGTGGCGTTTACAGCCGCCGCAGTAGTTGACTGCATGGCATCAGGATTTAATCCGCTAGAGGCCCGTGTAACACCTGTCTTGGACTCAATCTCAGCGTCCATGTACTGGATTGCCACCAAGGTCTGGCCAGCCACAAATGGCACGGCCAAGTCGCGAACCATGCCGGGCGCTTTAACCCGGACGATTCCACCAATTTCGTTGTTCAACAAGTCGTCAATGTTTACCTGCCCGTCAACAATTTCTCGCTGTGGGCTATTGGTCAATGCAACGTTGTCCAACACACCGCGCAGCATCATGGTGCTGGCGTCTTGCTCATTCATCAGCAAGTCAGCAATTGAGCGGCCAAAGAACGTGTGTGGCTCTGGGTCAATCTCGAAAACAGCAAACGGTATTTCACTGCAAGGCTCAATGCTCAACAGGTTGTAGTCATCGCCACCCAATAGGCAACGCTGCATCTGGGCTACACCAGTGCCGTCAACATCAATACGCATATAGGCTTCAGTGATGGCCACTAAGCGCATAGCCGGGTCTTGGACGTTTTCCTGAGCATATGCTGTGTCGTAGCCACGGCGCTCAAATTCTTCTTCGTTGGCGGTTGTGTTGTAGTTGCTAAAGCCTGACAGCTTTGACACCTCTTCAAACTCAAAGCCCATTGCTACGACATCACTGACGCGCATTTGAGTCCGGTGCGCCACAATGTACGCATCTTCAATGCGTTTAGCGCCACGGTCTACAAAGAATTCCTCTGGCGGTACTGACTGGATGTCCATATCACCACGCTCAGTTGTGCGTGAGATTTTTAGGTAATGGCGAGGCATCTCGACTTCCATGCCCATTTCATCAATGTCCATTTCCATCGTGACTGAATGCTCAACGACTTCAACGCCGTCATCATTCACAATGACTGAATATTCTTGGTCATTGATGTCGTTGTACTCGTAAATTTCTTGATCTTGGTAGGTGTCCCAGAAGGCTTTTACAATACCGACCTTCTTGACCAGCGCATCGTGGAATGCGTCATTGATTATTCGGTAGCCGCCAAGTTCACTAAACTTGTATTGCATATACCGCGTGGCTAACTCAGCAAACTTTACGTCTCTTGGCCCAGTAGGGATGTACTCAACAGCGCGGTCGGTAGACAAGAACACACGCATCAGGCTGGGCTTGATGGCCCGTACTGTGTCGCGCACCTTTGTAGCTACGACTTTGCTGCGGCCCTCCTCCTCGCCAATGTCCACCTCGCCGTCAAAGTAGCGCTGTGAGCGAATGCGGTCTGGCGCAATCTCGCTTTCCACAAAGTCAACAGCGTCTGTTAACGCATCGCGAACAATGCCGTTAATCTCTGTTTCGGTCATTGGGGTTGGCTTAGTCATTTATTTCGCACCTCTTTTGAGTAATTCTTCCAATGAGCGGTAGGCGTTGTAGTCGTCAATGTTGCGCATACTTCTGAGTACACTACCGGCTTTGTCAGCCACACCAGAAACGGTCGCAGCAGTTACACCGCCCTGCGCGGCCATTGCTCCAAATTTCACAGCACGTTCACCAGCGCCCTCAAAACTTGTCTTAGCAACTGTACCAAATTTATCATCAAGAACGTTAGCGAATCGAGCCAAATCAACAATGCTGTCGTTGAAGCTAGGAGATGTCATTGACATTGGGCCACCACCGTATGGGCCAAGTTCACGGGAGTCACTGGTTGACGCAAACTTCTTGGCCAAATCGTCCATTGCCCTTAGCGCTACGTCCAAGTCTTGGCGGCTACCGTAGTTTGAGAACAACTTGCGCAGTTCAGTACCCATACCGCGTGAATCGTCCAATGTCTTACGAACCGTAATCTTTGATGCGGTTGCGTCATCCAACTGGTCGAACAGTTGCAATGATTGTGAGATGGTGTCATTTACACGTGCGTAGCTTGGGTCGGCATTGCGTAGCGACTCATTCAAGGCACGCCTAACGTCTCTCAAAACAGCTTGGCCACTAGATGTCATGCCGCGCTGTGGGCTTTTGTGGTATTCAACTAGCGTGTCAATCTGGCGCTTTAAGTTGTGCGCTTTAAGTGCATCTGGCGCACCATCGTTGGCCATTAAATTGGCCAAGTCTTTTAAGACCCGTTGTGCAGACCTATCCACCTGAACAGCAGAGCCTTTAAATTCAAACTGCGGCTTGCCGTCAACCATCTCAAAGCCAATGTCCAACTCACTTAGCTTGGACATGAAAACTTGCTCAATAGGTGATGAGTCAAAGGGCTTGCCCTTTAAGTTGGTTTGGGCAATTTTGTTTAGTTCTTGGCGTGCAGTGTTAGACCGCTGGGCAATAAACTTCAAGCGCTCTGCCGCTGCGTCACCAACAATGTTTGATGGACGCTTGGCAATGTCGTTTGCAGAATTGGCAGCGATTGACTCTCTGTCTCTAACCATTTGCAGCATCTTGGCCTGTGTCGCAGGCGTTGATGACTTCATCATCTGCACATCGCCTTCAGCAAACTGTTGCTTGATAGCTTCTTTGGCCAAAGCATCAGCAGTAAGGTTTTTACTTGCTGTAGCAGAATATGGAGCCAGTCCACGTTGACGACCGCCGCCTTCTATCTCAGTTACTATCCCGCCCTCAACAGCGCGTGAAGTGCCGCTTGTGCCAATCATTGTTCGTGGAGCAACGTCAGGTATGGCTTTTTGAGCCGCTGGCGACAGTTCGCTGTAAACAATACCGTGTTCGTTTAGCGCGTCCATCAACTCACGTGTTGGCACGTTGTTGCTTTTTAAGGCAGTGCCACCCTTCAGCCTCTTGAATGCTGCCAATCCAAGCAAGCCGCCCAATATGTCAGGAGCGACTTGCGCGGCAGTTCCAAGAGCGGGTGAGCCTGTGGCATCTGTGACGTAGTTACCAACTGATTGCTGCGCGTCTGCAATGGCCTGCATTGGCTTGGAAATCGCGCCCATGATCTGCTTGCCAGCATCTGTTCGTGGCTCATAAGTGGCCGCGCTCTGGATTGCATCAATAATCCCGGTGCTTCCCTCTGCGCCAACAAATGGCATTGCGGCCAAACCAGCCAAGCCAGCAAGTGGCGTTGCAACCGCGCCCGACCCTATTGACAGAGCCGTCTCACCAAGTCCAAGCATTCCTTGGCCAAAGCCGACCTCTTCTATTTCAGGTGACTGCGCACGCACAGCAGGTTGCTGGCTCATGGCCGCAGCCTCTTCTGCCTTGGCCTCCATGTACGCTTGTCTTACGGTTTCAAATTGCTCAGTGCCTTTTTTGTCCTTGTTTGTGACAATCCACTCCGCATATTTATCTGCTGTTGCCATTTGATGCCTTATTTATCAACCGCCATTGAGGATTGCGTCCGCAGCATCGCGAACACTTGCTGCGGCTGGCGCGGGTGGTGAAGCAGGGTTTGCGCCTTTAACTACTGGGTTAGCCCGATTAAGGCCACCGCCCATCCCACGGCCATAGATTGAAATGTCAAACTTTGGATTTTGCAGCTTCAAAGAGACTAGCATTTTTACGTTGTCGAGCGCCTGAGACGCTGCCTCTGTTGTCATGCTTCTTGTGGGCAACATCGCTTCAAGCGTCTCTTGGTCTTTGTCTGTGAACACGCCTTCACCAGCACCGCGAAATACACTTTTCATTATTGGCAGTAACAGCGCCTTGGCGTTATCGGCAATTTGCGCAGCAGTTGTTAGACCGGGTATGTTGCCCAAAATCTTACCAGTCTGACCAGTACCACCAAGCGCTTGCTCAAGTGCGGAAAAGCCAAACTCAAATTGGTCACGTAGCGGCCCGTTAGCCATTGCCGTAGAATTGGCCGCACCCTCTGCTGCTGCCGCCGCAGTTCCGGCGCCGCCTGCGTATCCTCTGTCAAAATATACACTAGTTGGCTGGCCAGCCCGTGGGCTAAGACCAAGTGAAATCCGGTTTGCCAGAAGTTTGTCCTTGTCATTCAGGCCCTCAGTCCGAGCCGCAAAAGTCTGCATCTCAGCCGTGGGTTCAATCCCGTTTTTTTTCTTGAGCATAGCCGTAAAGATTGGCACTGCTAATTCCGGGTTGGCTTCAATTAATCCAGCCTCTTCAAACATACCCATGTTCTTCAACTGTAGCGAAACTTGCTCAGTAGTACGGTTTTGCTTTCGTTCAGCGCCAATGCTTTTTACGCGGTCGTTCAAGACTTGCGCCAAGCCTGCGTCTGGGTTCAAGCGCATGGAATTGAAGCCAACACCAAGTTGCGCTATGGCAGCAGGGTCGTTCATCAAGCGCTTGTACCAAGGCTCTTCAACTGGTGCAGGCTTGGCAAAGTTCTGGCCGTTGTACATCTTGCCATCTTCATTGGACACGAACCGACCACCGCCAGCCCGCATCTCAGGAAATGCCATTGGCGCTTGCGGTTGCTCTGGTTGAGCGAATGCTGGCGCAGAGCGGGTCATTGGCGCGGCTTCTAGCGCAGGCACAATCCTGTCTAATAAACCCGCTCCTGCCTGCTGTACCAGTGGTAACAATCTGCTTGTAGCCATTATTTAACTTCCAAAGTTAGAGCCGCTTGCACCAGTTGCGGCAAGCGTCAAGTAGTCAAACAAGCCGGGGTTTTTGGTTTGCGTAGTGGTCATAGGCGTAGGCGTGACACCAAGCGCTGCGTTGTTGTACTGCAAGGCTTGACCCGGTGCGCCAGTGTAGCCCGCGTACTGATTCTTAGCAGCGTCTAATATCAACTGGTTGATGCCTTGCTCCAATGCACCCTGTTGCATAGACTGATTCTGCAACGCCATGCCCTGACCAAAGCCAAGGTTGGACAATTGGCCAAGGTTAGTAGCTGCGTTCTGACGATTAGCTGAACCAGCCAAGCCCGTTTGGATGTCCTGACCAGCCATTTGCTGCGCGTTCTGGTAACCCGCTTGGCGCATCTGTGCAGACGTATTGGCCATCTGCTGGCCGTAGTTGCGGTTGTTTTCAGACTGCATGATAGCATCGCGTGAACCACCGAATGCGCCACGTGCTGATGCCTGCGCACCCAACTGGTTCGCCTGAATCTGACGCTGCCTGTCCAAGTCGCCCATTGTGTTCTGGACTACTTGATTCTCGTATGGGTTCATGTACTGACTCATGTCAGTGCCAGCAATGGTAGATGGCTGGTACATGGTTTCCATGCCTGCCGTTATACCAGCCTGCCCCATGCCTTGGGCTGATGCGTTAAACACGCTTGGCTGTTGATTTTGTGGGTTACCTGAGCCTGCCATAATCTTATACCTTAATCTACACCGTTTGAGCCTAAGCCAAAACCATTGCCAGCGGCATTGCCACCAAAGCCGTTTGCGCCGCCATAGCCTGCACCACCGCCAACACCCGTGCCAAAGCTGGAGTTTCCGCTGTAACCGTCACCGCCGCCGCCACCCATGTTGCCCAAGATGCCTACTGGCGCGGGTGGAGGTGGTGGTCGGACAACTGGAGCCATTGCGCTCGCGTAACGTGCGGCCAACTCAGGGTTGCGCCGTCCCAACTCAGCAACAGCAGCGTCAAATAGATTGCCAGAGCCGTAGCCAGATACACCGCCCATTGAGGTCTGTTCTGGTAGGCTGCTTTGGTACTGCGAGCCTTGTGGAGCAAGTCCATAAGCTGATAGAGCGTCTTGAGTGCGCTGCATACCTTGTGTTTGCATTGGACTTAGTCCAGCCACTTCAGGCCCATAATACGGCATGAAACCGATTTCACCCGCTAACTTAGCCTTGGCCAAATTGTCTTGTGCTGGGCCTTGAACCCAGTCTGGGATTGATTGTGCGGATGTATTAGAACCGCCTTTGCCGCCGCCACCGCTCATATTAAATCTCCACGCTCACTGTTGTGAACTTCTCTGACCAGCCAAGTTGTTTTAAGGCCTTGACCCAACCCTTACGGCCAGCAAGCGTCATCGCTGTACAGCCGTTTAATTTGGCAAAGTAAATAGCAGAATCGCTGAAATCGCGTATCTGATCTAAATTACCACCAGCCAAGAATATGTGGAATACTTTTTTGCGTGGGTATTCCAGTATTTCAGTAACCATGCAACCGTCTGACGCATTCCAAAATTGCATTGCGCCAATCTTAACAGAATCAACTACATCTTGGAATAGGTGTGTACCACCAGATAAAGCCAAGGCTGACTCAATCCAAAGCCTGCACCTTTCAAGCTCGTCATCAAGAGTAGGTTCTGTCATTGGCGTAGCCTAGTTATAGCCAGCGAACAAGAAGATGAGGCAGGAGCAAACGCAGTCGCGGCAGAGGCGTGAAGCCACAAGTTTGTGTCATCTACTGCCCACATTGCTTGCAAATGCGAACCAGCCGTCATTGGGAAAACAGCCACCCTGCTCATTACGATAAAGTGAGTATTGCTGGACATCGTAATTCTAATGGTTGAACCGCTAACATCAGCTCCGTTTATTCTTGGCCAAAACCAACCATTTTTTGCGCTTGATGAATTAGACAACAGCTCAACAGCAAAAGAAAGCATATAAACGCCATCTTCCTCAAAGACAATCTTGGTGTTGTCCGCAGGGTCAAGAGATATGCCGTCATTGAAAGTTGGTGTATCCCAGCCAATTGCGTATGCTGTATTGGTAGAAGCCGCCGTTTGGCTTGTTGCCCTTGCAAGTGAAGCGTAGCCGTCTGCTAAAACAATCTGACGAAACTCGTTGTTCTTTGATATTACGGGGTAGCCTGCTCTATCCCATAGTAAAACACCATTCTCAGATGGGCTATCAGACGGTAGTCGAGTCGACAAAAGGGTGCGCACTTTTGTTAGATACAACACCAAACGCTCACCCCAAGCACCCCAAGTAGGGCCAAGTGGCGGTGGCGGTATCCTCATCTCTTGCCGCCCTGTGTTACATCAACCCGCATTACCCCTGCACGCCAGTCCTTCAAGTTTTCACCCTCAATACGCATGCGTACTTGCCGCCCAGTAACGCGAACACTTGTTGGCGCGCTCATCGTAAAAGGGCCGTACTCACGCTCAGTGTCGTTAGGGTAGAACCTAGACTTTAGCTTTACGGTAACCTCGCCCTGTGTTTGCTCGTCAGGAATGATCTGAGTAACGTGCATTACGTTGTCGCCAGCCCCAATGTTTACCGGCCCAGACTCAGCGAATGCCACGTTTCCGTGTAGATCGTGGCCAATCTCATGGTTGTAGGCGTTGCCATCTGCGTCAAACCAAACAGGGGTACGCAACACACCAATGTCAAAACCCGATGTACGGCTAATTTCGCCAACAGCCCATGTGTTTTGCTTGTAGTCGTAAACAACATAGCTGTCATTTTCCAAGCTGCCTTCAGACGGGTAGAACCACCATATTTCATCAAATTGGCCATTATGGACAGCGTTAACTTTACTTACCTGCTGGCGGTTTATGTCTTTAAACACATAATCTGCAACTTCACAAACCAATGGCTGGACGACTGAGCCATTAAAATAAAAGAAGTTCTCGCGGCTCATCCAAAATGCGCCTTCGCCTACCGCTACTCCGCACTTCCGAGATGCGGCCCCGCAAGACGTTCCAACACGCTCAAAACCATACACAGTAGGTGGGCCAGCGTATGCCGCCACATGAGCGTCCTGAGTCGTCACAAGCAGTGTACGACCACGCATACGCAGGCCTAGCATTAACTCGCCTGAAGTTTGCAACTCAAAGTCACCAGCTTCGTTTGTGGCTGCTGGTGTCCAGTCTGTAACGCTTTCCCTGTCGCACCATTGAACCTTGCGAGGATTGCCACCAGCCCCAAGCGCAAATAAGAATCGTTCTTCAGTAACAATCAGGCCTTTGCACTGAGTTGGCGCGTTGGCGATCTGCGCCGCTATGCCGGTCAACTGCCATTCATACAGCTTGCCGTCATGGTTTGAGCATCCAACAAGGTACTCACCCCAGTTGTCCAAAGACCACGTTGTGGCCTCAAGTAAAAGGCCATCGTTGGGCCGTGTAACGCCGTAAGCGCCTGTACCAAAAGGCTTGCCACCGTATGCGATATTCTCTTGTGCATCGTTGTAACCTGTTGTGAACCCTGTCGGCGTTATGTCGTCAACTATGCCACCAGCAGAGACCTCAATCAACTGATCGTAAGCGCCTAATGCGTAATGAGGGTCGTATGAGTTATCCACCCAAGCATGACAAGACCGAGGAGCGTTATTCGTCAACGCGCTTGCGCGGTCAACCCAGCCACCTACTGGGCGCAGAGAATTGTCTCTCCAACGTATTAAGTTGGACTTGTTCCAGCGACCTGATGATTCGTAATCAGTTCCGTGGTTAAACACACCCGGTGGAAGTTCAAGTTTGACTAATGCCATTTTTAACCCAGTCCACGTACTTTAGATTTGAGGTTGCTGCCGCTGTGCTTGGCGCTGTTTGATGCCTCATTGAGCCGGGTGACACCAGCACTGTACAACTGCGCCCACACAGCAACACGTGCGTCATCCTGCAAGTAGGGCGCTGAGTGTAGCAGTGAGCCGTACAGGTATACGTCCGGCGCGTAGGACAGCAACCAGTTGGTGCTGTTTGTGGCCAGATCAGGTACTTGTGCGTAGTATAACAGTTCCAAGTCAACGTCTGCAACAGGCGTTGGGTATAGGTGGAACTGTCCGGCTTCTAGCGAATATGCGGTTGGCTTGCCGTATTGGTCGTTGTAACGCGCCCTATTTTCGGCCATCGTTGTAGAGTCCATCAGGTTTATTGGAGACGTACCGTTGCCAACAACGTTAAACCGGATTGTCTCAACCCAATCAGCAGGCACTTGCATATACTCATCACCCGCGCTTTGCTGGCCACTTGTACGCACTTCCATGCGCCAATGCCTGATGTCGCGGTTAATCTGCGCCTCGCATAAAGCAATAAACGTTTGAGCGGCTGTTGTTAGGTCGTCCCTGTTTAAAGTCTCCGCAATTGTAGATTTAAGGTCGGTGTAATTTGCTAATGCCATCTTTGTACCACTTTACTTTTTGGTCTTCTTCTTGACCGTTTTAGCGGCCTGCCTGAAGTCATTGGCAGACGGTGCACCCTTAGCACCAGCCTTCTTCATCTTTTCGCCGCTGCCGTCTTCGATGCGCTGACGCTTTGCAGCAATGTTTGAGTAGAGTCCAGCCTTGGCCATTACTTGCCAGCCTTGTTTTTTGTCGCACGCATATTGCGAACTGGCATTGGTCTGGCCGCTTTGCTCATGGCAATGGCAACAGCCTGCTTTTGTGGCTTGCCGGACATCATCTCAGTCTTAATATTCTTTGAAACTGTTTTGGCGCTAAAACCTTTTTTGAGTGGCATGGTTTATTCCTATTGAAAAAATAGTCAATTTTGATTATACAGACTGCCTGATTCTTACACAATACCTTTTAAGTTACGCCTGATTGGGTTGCCCCAGCCTGATGTAACGCGGTGACCAATGGCCAGATACCTAAAAGCATCAGATGCGTGAGAGGCCCAATCGTGTGCTGGTCGTGAGCGCCACACCTTGCCGTTGTCGTCATACTCCCTGTGGTACTGCCTAAGTGCGTGTACACCACGGTCGCATTTCTCAGCATCAAACCAACAGTTGGCCAACATAGAGCGAACTGCTTGGATACCATCATCTACCCCCAATGACGGTGCAATGCTGACAGGACGCGCTCCCAAGCTATCCAACACTTCCAACCGACTCTTTCCACTACCAAGTTCACGCACTCGCACATCGTGTGGAAGTATGTGATTACCGTACACGTAGCCCTTTTCATTAAGGACACGAACGTAATGGTCAAGCCCAACGCCACTAGACTCGTAAAAATCAATGAGTCGCACCTCTGCGCCCACGTGCTGCGCGAACCAAATAGCCGTTGAGTCACCAATGCCCAAGTCCCAAGCAGTCGTAACAGGAGCGCCCGGGTCATAAGCAACAGTTCCAACCCTGCCTTGATCTTTGCAATTTCGCATTTCAGTAGCGTAATACGAACCTTCAGCATGGATGAGGAAATCACCCTCCCAAACGTGGTCATAAATGTCTGGCCTTTTTCGTTTGTCTTCAAGCCGCTCGACTTCCAGCACATCTGGAAACCACGGGTTGTCCCGCCAATTCATGTCAACAATAATTGAGTCGTCAGGCGTTTGCTCAACAAATCGTTTATGTGTTGCGCTCTCTTTGCTTTCAGGGTTGTACGTCACCCAGATTTCGCTGTTGTCTTCACGTACAGTCGGAATCAGTTTGCGCCAAGCTGTTTCACTTACCGTCTCAGCTTCATCAATCCATGCAACCAATATTCGCGCCTTGGACTTCAGGCTGTCCAGTGACCTGCGCAGGCCAGCAAACGTGTAGCTGATTGCCCCATCCTTGCTTTTGATGTACCTGTCACCCAGTTCGTAGTAGTCTAAGAGCCACGGCACACTGCGAATAGCTGCCTTGACCTCTTCCAGTGACGAATCTTCCAGCGAGTTCATAAACTCACGGCCACAAAGTATTTGGCCAGTCTTACCTTCCATTCCCCATTGGTAACCGCGAACCGCAGTCATGAGCGCAAAGGTGCGAGTCTTAGCGCTACCTCGCCCACCCTTGGCAATCCTGTACCGCGCCTTCTGTGTGAAGACTGGTATTAGCTTTGGTGGAATCGTTAGATTGGCTTCATTCATCTGGGCCGACTAGCCTAATGACCATAGGAGCGGTAGCCAAAGGCTTGCTGTCAGACGTTATGTCCTGCCTGTCGCTGTAGCCATGCTTAGTCATCATCATCTTGGCAAAACCAGCGTGATAGTCGCCCACTAAAGCGCCTTTAGCCAGCTTCACTTCTTGTTTGGCCATGACTTTTTCCAGAATGTCGGAAAATTCTTGTTTGTCAGGGTCTTCAGCCCATGCGTAAAGCGTATCTCGGCTTACTTCTAGCTCCAGTGCTAGTTCAGCCAGCATTGGGAAATCGTGATTGTTATCAGCGTACTCTTGTGCTTTTGCTATCAGTTCAGGCGTGTATTTGCTTGGTCGCCCAACTGGTCGTTTGTCGTCTGTCATGTCGTTCTCTCTGTAAAACAGGTGGAGATTAAAAGTGCTTATTTTAGCGGCGCACCATTTCGCTCAAGAATCTTTAACAATCCTTCGTTACCGGGGAACACTACAAAGTTCTGCGGGTTCACGCTTCCACCACGCATTTGCCCATCCACGTATTTGATACCCGGTATTCCAGCAGCACGCATTGCTTCTGCGCCTGTCGATTCCTTTGCGCCCATAGCAGCGACCAAGTCGCCACCTAGATCATCCATTGACAATTTGTTTAGCCTTGCCAAGTCTTGGATTGTTTTGCTTTGCTTGCCTACCTCAGAATTCCAGTCAAGCATATTGGCGATGTGTTCATCAGGCAGATCAACCTTGTAAAGGCTACCGGACTGCGGGATTGCTTCAATTTGCTTTATGAGCGACTCAGCGCCCTCGCCGTACATCTTGCGCAACTCTTGTGGTGTTGAGTGCATCATTGCAGACTCAAGCACGCCCATAGAGTCGTAGTCTTGGCCTCTTTCCGACCTGCTGTACATTTTAGACAATGACTCTTCATAGCCATAGTCTCTTGGGACATAGCCCTTTGCGAAATCTGTTTGGTCTGTCAGGTATGTGCCTTTGCCATAAGCCTGCGCACCAGCACCTGAACCCATCCTTGATGAGTCAAACGCATTGAACTTGTAAGGACTGCCGTGAAACACAGTCATCCCAATTGGGTTGTAAGCATCTGCCATCATCTGCGTCAGTTGCTGGCTCTCAGGCGTGTCAGGCATCAGTGAGCCGCCTGCCTTGATGCTATCCATAGTCTGACCTGCTACTTGGCCAGTTAGCTGGTTCAGCACACCAGCGCGGTCATTAGCATTGCCAACAATCTGTTGCGCAGACTCAACTGGGTTTGTCAGCATGTCCAGCAGAGAGCGTTTAAACGAATCAGCTTTGCTGTAGATGGAGGCTAATGGTGATGGCATAATGTGTGTTTTTAAAGTACAATGTTCTAATGAAAAAAGTAATCGCTTACTGTAGTTTCAACAGCAACACCGACCTGCCATACATACTGCTTAAACAGTCGTTCAGGGACTTGTCCAAGGCGCAACAAGTCTCCACGCTTAACGAACTGATTGCGGAGTTCAAGAGTGAACTTGATTTCATTACAAGCGACCAAGGTACTTCAAAATTCCCTCTATTGTCTGCGCGTCCATTTGCTCCCCATGATGCGCCTTGAGTAGTGACGTTCTAATATTTGCGTCTGTTTTGCCCTCTGCGCGTTTGCGCTCAAACGTTTTACGAAATGCCAAATAGTCTGGTACTGACACAACATTGCCAGCAGCGTCTTCAAAGCCACCCAATAGTCCATCCGTAGGGATGCCAGCGCGATATGACCCGTGTTGGTATGTCGGCGTAAGAATTGCACCTTCTTTTTTCGCTTTGAATATAGCCGCACCAGAGCCACCAGTGTACGCATCTGGCTTATTCATTACTCGGTTAACGTCTCTTATGCGAGGAAAGCCAAGTTTTTGAAATTCATCTTTGCCCATTATTTCAGCAATGGCTTTGCGAATATTACCCGCTGAAAACTCACCTTCTTGGCCTTTGGCCATAATGTCGTAGATGTTTTTACTGTCAACGCCAGCAAAGTTTTTGTAAGGCGTTACTTTAAACTCTTTGCCGTTGCTGTCTTTTTTGGTTTCCACCCTGTTCTGAATGGCTGTGTTTAATTGTTTGTATGCGTCACTTGATGGGCGTATTTCTGGCAACTGCCCAACCAACCCCTCTGAAATGTGGTGCGAAAAGTTTGAACTTGCTGGGCCAAGGTAAGTTGAAATGCCGACCGTGTCGCCTAATTCTGCATACTCGTTTAAGTTTGCCGTTTTGCTGCTTGCTGCAGTTGGCTCAGATGCCCAACCAATACCATCGTTAATGTTTTGTTGAAGCGACCCATATTGCGTGCCGCCCTGTTTTTTTACATCCCTCGCTAATGGGACACCTGCAACTTGGGATACCGTCTCTCCAGCGCCAGACCAATCAGACACTACTGGGACGGCGTACTTGTCAATCAAAGTCTCGGGATTAACACCGCGTGGTGGAACAAATATTTCACCGGGAGTTGGGGTAACAATGTCACCACCACTTAACCCCATTGTTTCACGACGCATGACCGCTGGAGTGTCCAATGCCTTTTTGAATTTTGTCAACGCAGACTTCTCTGCTGACGTAAGCATTGAAACTGTTTTATTGGGAAAGAGCATATCAATAACAGGTATGCCGTTAACCGTGTCGGCATACGACATTGAGCCGCGAGTCAAATCCCGCAACATCTGTGCGTTTGCGCCACCTTTTTCCAAAGTTCGCAGAACCGCAGGCTCAATTAGCCTTTCAGCAGCCATACCCGCACGCTCCACTTGCGAGGCAATAGCAGCTTTGTTTAAACCCAGCGCAGCAAGTGGCGCGGCTTGAGGTGTAACGGCTGGAATCTTCAAGTCATCCATAACACCGCCAAGCGATTGCAACAAGCCTTGAGCAACCTCTCCTCTTGGCTGGTACGTTAGCCTATCCATCATCTCTACGGCGGCGCGGTCAGCCTCTCTGCCAGCCTCGATTGTCCCGTAGCCCGGGCTGGTTACACCTTTGTAAATACCGTAAGCTGGGCCAGCAAAACTAGCAAGCGTACCAGTACCTAAAGTGGCCGCTGTTTCACCAGCGCCCCGCAAGTAGTCCCAAATAGTAGGTTTTGCCATAGTGCTTCCATTTTACCAAAAAAAACGCCCACCGCAAGGGGTAGGCGTAAGTTGGGTTGAACCAACTGGAGAGTGCTGTTAGTCTAACCGTTCTTTGTTCAGCCGTCTAGCCTCTTCTGCATAGTGCCTTGCTATTTCAATCAAGCCTTCTTTCGTGTACTTGCGCAGCACGTTGTCATTTTCCAGCAGGCCAAGTTCTTTTTTGCCTATTCGCTTTAAAAGGCGCTTGCGGTATTCGACCACATTACCTGCCAAGAAATTATTGCAATTTTTGCATTGTCCCCAGCAGTTCCATTCCACAAAACGCATATTTACCGCGCTGCCTGTACTCCGAAAATGACCAGCGTCAGTGGTGTTAGGCGCTGGGTCAAACGGCTTGTCACAGCTTATGCAAGGCTTACCGTAGTCTCTAGCCCTTATGAATGCGTTGAAAGCAGTCTGGGCCTTCTTCACTAGTTGCGGCTTGGTCTGCAAAGCGTCCAGTTTCAGCTTAGTTTCTTTTTTGTCAGCCCTGACAGCTTTCGCCGCCATCTTTTTGGATATGTCAATTGCGCAGAGGTAGCTGCACACTACCTGCATTGGTCGGTCTGCTGTGAACACTTCACGGCATCCTTTGCACCTCTTAGTCATTTATCGTCACTCCATTTTGAGCCGCCCAAGCCATGCAGAATTCTGTAAACTCACTAGCCTGCAACTTGGTAAATTTACGGGTCTGCTCACCCAGTTGGACTATGCCATCGCCAGTTAAGTTTGGCACAACCCGGCCAACACGCTCACCTTTCTCAGCAAAGTAGGCATCGACCAACAGCCGTTTCCAGCTTTCTGCGTCCCATTTGCTTCCAGCGTGTTCGGCTTGCACCGCTATCTGGCTGATGATCGCGTGAAACATAGAATTCTGCTCTACAGACCTGCTCTGTAGCTTAACACTCACCACTAACGCAGCCCCGCCGTCCAGCGCCTCTCGCATCTTAGACCACAGTTGCCGCATCTGCGACACGCCTTGTTTGCTGTCATGTATTTGTATCAACATATTCTGTAAGCCTCACCTTTGTCATACAAGTGCGGATGCGCTCCATGTGGGACGCGCCGCTCTTCTTTGTAATCTTGTTAAACGCCTCACGCAGCCACTCACGCTGGCTAGCTTTGTCTCTTGCGTGATACATCTGAACTAGCAGTCTTGCATCGGCCATGTCGTTGATCTGGCGCTGCTCAACAGCAATGCGCTCGTAGTTGGCTCGTTGCTCATTCGTAAATTTCGGCCAAGTCGCCCGTTGATTTGAGGGCTTCTGAAATGACGTATTCGCTGTATTGCTCACTACCATCCCTCAGTTGGTTAAGAATCTTGCGTGCAGTTTCTATTGGCATTACAACCCTTTAAAAGCAAAGCCGTACAGCACGCCAGCAACAAAGCTGACTACACCGACCGCACAAGCAAATGCAGTTACAAAATAAAAGTCAATGCTTGACGGGTGATTTAAGTACTTTAAAACCAAATTGCCAAACTTGTAAATGCCGCTTTTGTGTGTCATGAGGTTTGTTCTCCAGAGTGTTATTTGAATCATTTGCCAGCCCTCGCAATTTCCATCTTAATTTTGTAAGCCCGTCTCCGGTCGTGGGGTGTTCGTTTGGGCTTTGGTTTGTCCATCAAGTCGCCAGCGGCGTAGATCGGCGTATTAAAGCGGCCAATGGTGTCCGCACGCCAGCCACAGATGTAAACCAGCTTGTGGTCGTGAATCGTTCTGACCCACCTGTAAGCCGTCACCATGCCGATTTCCAGCTCATGGGCCAAGTCGTGGGCGCTCATTTGGCGCTCTGAGAACGTAAACAACTTCCAAGTCTTGGCAAGCAAGTGCTGATTGACTGAAATAACTTTACGCATCTTGAATTACTTTCGCCCGCTTTGCTTTTAGTGTGCTGAAGACCAGCTTGATTGCAGTTTCAAGCGAACCAACCGTGGCCACTTCTAGCTGCGCAGTGTGGACATCAAATCCAGCTTGAATCAATTCAAACTCACGGCCTTGGCAAATGAACTTACCTTCTAACGTCAAAGACCGCACACAAACGTCCTGAAGGGCGCTCAGAGCGTTTAAAACATCTTTGCGGTACTTGCGCCCCACATTCATCATGCAGTAAGCCTCACAGACGTTTAGAGCCTCAATGACTACATCAGCTTCCAGCTTGGTTGCAGTGCCTTCGCCAAGGCTGTGTAAGGCACTCATGTTCTTTAAGTTCAGTGTTGTGTAAAAAGACTTCATGCCCGAAATGGGTGAAATGCTTTCAGTGACAAACTCCATCGTGTTTACTCGCACAGGCTTGGGTACGTACTTTGACTTCTTACGCATTTTTTACTCCTAAAATTCCACGCATCATTTCTCTGATGTGTGCCGGTGGCGGTGCGCCTGTTTTGTGGTCGTCTTCAACCTTGCGGAGCGCTGCGTCTTGGCTGTACGGCACAGTGCTGCGAACAACGTCTGAAGCCTGTTGTGCAAACGATGCCTTGGCAGCAGTTTGCTTGCGAACCCAATTGCGCCATGTTGCATCCCAATCCAGCTTGACACCCTTTGAGCCGGGAACTGATGACCAGTAATCCTTGAACTCTTCAAACACCTTGCGCAGTTCCAAGTCTGGTCGTTCGGCTTTTGACCATGCAACCAATTCAGCATTAGGCTTCCAGTCTGCTGGCAACCGCGTACCACGCGTTGCTGTTCGCTCTTTAATTGGTTTATGGTTAATGGTTAGTGGTTTATGGTTAGGGTTAATTTGGCTTTCATCTGGGTTAGCCAAAATAACCGACTGGGTTTTCTTTGGCCTACCGCCTAGCATCCCGTTGGTTTTGTTCTTTGCAGATTGGCCGTGATAGTCCTTAATCTCCATGTCGATGCGGCTCTGTGTGTAGCCGTTTTCGGTCTGTACAAAGAAATCAGCCAGCACATTATGCAAAGCTGGTTCATGTTCAGAACCCAGACTTAACCGACGCATAACCACTTGGGTTTCTAACGGTATTGGCTTTTCATCAAGGTAGTACCAGTCAATCAATTGACGGTAAATGCTGTGTTCTACGGTAGACAGATGGACAGTGTCTTTCCGATAGTCAGCAATGTTAAATTTGTAGTAGTGCATACAGCCGCTTTTTTAAGCCCCAAGAAAGAAACAACGGCAAGAGAAGGGGTAACTCTTTTCAGTCGGGTAATTATTCCGACCTAGCCGCGTCTGTAAAAACTATACCACGAAATCTGGGTCTGTTATCCACTTTGGCTTTTTCCAGCCACTTTCTTCTGGTAACGAAATTCCATGTACTTCGTAATCACTTTCATCAATATCATCACCATCGCAAACCAGTAACATACAAGCACTACCACTGTACATTTTCTTTATTTCAACGCTGTACGGGTCGATGTGGCTGTCAATTTGCCAGAAAAGGTCTACCATATTTTGCGCAACCGCAAACCCTACCCAGACGCGGGACTTGTCCTCTGTCACCGCTCTAAAGCTGTAAGCAATCATTAGTCTGTTCCTCCAAAATTTTCTTTGTTTAGGTCTACACGCTGAATTTTTTCAGCAGCCATGACGCAGTTGAACTGCAAGCTGTTAAGCCACAGGACGGCTTCAATATCTCCATGCGGTAGCTGACGCATCAGTACATTGAGGTCTTCGATAAAAGTTTGAAAGGTTGTGTTCATATCTCATTATTTGTGTGCAAATTTATTTTGCACAATTAGGGAAAACACCTAGACACTAGTGTGTTTTTTCTATGCCATAATAAACACATCGCAACACAACAGGAGTTTCCAAATGACACAATACGCAAACCACATCGCTTACTCAGATGTCAACCCATTTGAGGTTGTCCGCGCCGTCAGTGGCAAGACAATCGAAGTTCGTGAGATGAGCGCAACAAAAGACGACAGCGTGAAAATGGACTTTCATGTCGGCGGCTTTTCTGCCCACTGCTCAAACCAACGTCAACAAAAATGGTTTATCACCTCAGACGAAACCGCTCAAGTCATTCGCATTCGCCTTGGCAAAGATGGCTGGAAAGACAAGCATGGTCGCCGCTTCAAGTTAAACGACCAGCCAATCAAGTTTTACGACTACAACTTTTAAACCAACGGGGCGAAAGCCCCAACTAAGGAAAACCAAATGAGCAAAATGTTAGAACTCAGTGCCAAGCGCTTGGAAGACATCAGGGCCAAGTGGCGTACAGACACTGGTGACTTTGAAATGGTTGAGATGTACCTAAGCATGGGTCGCACACCGAAAGGCTACACAGACGATCAAGCAGGGCGCACAGCACGCATCCTTGACTTGAACGGCAGACTAACATCAGCACAGGTGGCCAACATTCGCAACGCGCTGCTGACCTTGGCCAAAGAGACACCGCTAACTGACCCAGAAGAAAAAACAAAAAGAAAGTACACACGCCGTCTTTCATCTTGATTTGTGTGTTATATTTAAATCTAATTGGAGAGTAAAAATGACTGAGCATCTAAAAAACGTCTACACTTTAAACAGCCAAGGCGAACGCAAACTAGGCCAGCTTCTTGGTCAAAACAAGACAGACTTTTACATTGACTGCCTCTTGGATTTGGAGTCATTGAAAGATCAAAACGATGCAGCCGTCATCGTTTATGAAGGCGCTACCGTTCATTTTGACGATAGTGATTTTGACGCAATGTTAATTGCAAACTAAAAAGGGAACATAGTTATGTCTATACATCAAATTGCCATTGAGAAAGCCATCAGGATGCTTTCAGCAAGTGGCGCTACCTATCACATCAAGACAGCCGACAAAGAGTGGGGCGCACCCATACAAGCCGTCAAACTCAAGCGTAATGCGCGATACGGCTACGGCGCGTTGACTAACCACTTTGCACCTTTCCTCAAGGACATAAAAGTGGGTGACGTTGCGCTAATCCCATTTGGGGAATTCGACAAGGAGTCTATTCGAGGCGCACTGTGCGGCCACCTTAGCCATCATTGGGGCAATGGCTCTTACATGATTCACAGGGCAACCGACAACATTGAAGTATTGAGGTTAGCATGAGCGTACACATCAAACTGATGCAAGCCAGAATAGACTTGCAAAGCGCACCTCTTAAAAAAAGTGGCACTAATAAATTTGCTGGCTACTCGTATTTTGAACTGCAAGACTTTTTGCCAGAGATTCAAAACATTTTCTTTCGCATAGGACTGAGTGGCTACATATCTTTTGGCAAAGAGTTGGCCACTTTAACTATCACAGATGTGCATGACCAGACTGAAATTGCAATCACCAGCCCGATGGAGCCAGCAAACTTAAAAGGTATGCATCCGGTGCAAAATTTGGGCGCAGTGATTAGTTATATTCGCCGTTACCTCTGGATGGTAGCCTTGGAAGTTGTGGAGCATGACGTATTGGACGCAGGCAAGCCGCTAGAAGCCAAGAAAGACCCAATCATCACACCCAACCAAGGCGCACGCGAGTTAGTCACAGATGACGAAATGGCTGAACTGGTAGAACTGGCCGATATGTTGAAAGAAGCGGTCACAGAAGACCCAGCTAAGGCTAGACAGATTGTCATTAGCGCTAACTTAGAAGAAGCTCAGAAACTCGCACTGTGGACGCTGCTGGACTCTAAGACCCGCGCATCACTCAAGAAGAAAGACTAGCTATGACTGCAAAACAAGAACGCGACCGCGTATTAGCAATGCTAGAGCAAAAGCGAAAAAGGTGGATTAATGAGGCTAGAGCCGTTGCTAAAAAAATAGGCAAGGCCAACGGCGAGGTAACCATTAACGACTTGCGCAAGGTTGTAAGCCTGCCAGCGGGTTATCACGTAAACACTTGGGGCGCAGTCCTGCGCGGAAAACAATTTAAGCCAATTGGCTACACCAATGCGACACATCTTGCATCACACGCCCGTACTGTGCGGGTCTACAAAATCATTGACATAAAGGAATAAATCATGGCTTTCGAACAACGGGACAATTCAGGTTCTATATTTCGCAATGAAAAGAAAGAAAAAGAAAATCACCCAGACTACAAGGGTTCATGCATGGTCGGTGGCGTGGAAATGTGGATGAGTTCATGGCTCAAAGTGGGCGCAAACGGCACGAAATTTATGTCGTTCAGCTTCCAGCCTAAAGAGCAACAAGCCCAACAGCCAGCCGCTAGGCAAGCCGTTAAGCAAGCGCCTGCGCCTGCGCCTGAGTTCGATGACGATATGCCGTTCTAAAGGAAAATACTATGGACAAAAAAGACCCAAAAAAATACTGCTCAGTGCGGATGTCGCTCGACCTGTTTACTCGCATCACTGCGCTGGCAAGCCAACAGCAACGGTCGTTTACAGGACAGGTTTTATTCCTACTTGAAAAAGCGCTTGCTGGCAAGTAGGGCAATCATTTAGAAAATAACTTGAAAGGGCTTCAATTTGTGTTGCGATGTGTGTAGAATAAACACATCGCAACACAATAGGAGATTCCAAAATGACCAAAGAACCCGTATTCGTTCGCCAGCACAAAGATGACTGCGAAATAATTGAAATTTACTCGCTGCGTAAGACCAGCCAAGGCACTCAGTTAATCTTGTACGCTAGTGTCCACCTAGACCTTATGTGCAACTTAGGATTTGACTGGGCTACAGATGAACTTGCTGACTTCCAACTGGCGCTGGTTTCCAAATGAAAGGCTACAACACTGGCAAGGTGGTCATTGGATGCCGCTATGAGCCACCTAGACGGTCGCATATGGACGATTTAAACATTTGGTGGCAGATTATGCTACTTGCAAGAAAAAAATCGCTCTGGGCGCGTTTCAAGCGGTTTATGCAACAGGAGAAAAAGAATGACAACTGAACAACTGGCAAAAGACCTGCTGGCTATTATCGACTCTGAGATGTACGTCAACGATTTTGGTGGGCTTCAGGCTGGCCGTGATGCGACTACAGACATGCACGCTGCGATGGGCAGGTTAGAGGCTGCCTTAGCAAAGCCTATTACCCAAGACATTCCTCAGATTCCTCAAACGGATTCCTCAAATAAGCAAGAGCCAAGTTGCAAGAATTGCCGCATAGACAGGCCATGCAGCGCAAAAGGAAAAGATTTAGATGTATGTAGTGCTTATGTGCCACCGCCAGAACATCGCACATGGGTAGGACTGACTAATGAGGAGCATATTCAGGTAGCAATGAACGCTGGCTGTATGAGCGCTGACTGGCTGTCTTATGGAGCCGCTGTTGAGCTGGCTTTGAAGGAGAAGAACACATGACACGAAAAGAACTAATGGCTGATGACACACAATACTGTTGCTACTGTGGTGGTGAGAAGGCACGGTTCCAATGCTGTGGTGAGAACCACTTTCAGACCTTTGCTCAGATGCCTGCTGATGAGCAGGACGAGTTCTTGGACAACGATGGGTGCGCCCCGCTTTACACATCAACACAACCACACAAGCCTTGGTTTGGGCTGACACCAGAAGACTACGACTCAATGCGTCCCCGTGTGCCTGACATCGTCAATGACTTTACGTTCGCTGATGTTGCAGCAATTGTTGAGGACAAACTAAAGGAGAAAAACACATGACTAATTTAATCGACTTCCCCATCGGCATCGGTGCAGGCGAGACGCGCCTTGACCTTGACCCAGACGCGGTATTGACTGGAGCAGTAGGAATGCTAAAAGAGGTGGTGATTGTTGGCTATGAAGCTGACGGCTCATTGTATTTTGCGTCTACTGGAACACATGGGCCGGATGTGCTGTGGCTGCTCAAGCAAGCAGAGCAGTTTTTGCTTGCTATTGAACGGGAGATGAGGACATGAGCATAGAAAAAGTTATTGCAATGGCGCAGGAGGCTGGTGCATTTTGTAAGGGGCGGAGCGGCCTGTTGTTGCGCGAGCAGTATTTCGAACACTTTGCCGAACTCGTCAGGAGCGACTACAGCAACAAGCACTCCGAGTTTTGGCTCAAGCAGATTGACAAGGCAGTGAATGGGGAGCGTGAGGCGTGTGCCAAGTTATTGGAAGGTGGCAGTTTCTTGCACGACCAATCTCCAGCCAAACTACTGGCAGACGAGGCGGTAAAAGCAATCAGGGCAAGGAGTAACACATGAGCGATAGACAAAAATTCCTAGACGAAATTTCTATTGCACGCAGCATGACATTCAGCAAGATGGATGGCATTTACAACGACCCGCCCAAGCCAGCGGTTAGACCGGGCGCTGATGACCATGACAGGTATCCTAGCCGTGTCGGGAACAACCTGCACTTCAAAGACGGTAAGCAGGACAAGGTCAAATGATTTGCCCAGAATGCCGCAGTTGGTGCGAGGTCAAGGAAACCAGACAGCGAGCCAACGGGTCTACCTACAGACGGTACGTCTGCGCAAACGGCCACCTCTTTTCAACAAAGGAAGTGATCGTGGTAGGTCGGTCAAAGAATCCCGTTAGAGTATTGAGTGCGCCCGTTAACCCGCCGCGCAGTAAGAGTCTGGCACTTTAGGTCTGCCGCGTCATAAGAACAGTGAACCCAGCCTGAGTCTGGGTCGCCGTTGTAGAACTCAAGTATCAGTTGGGTATAGGTTAACGAGTCTCGGATGTATATAGATAACTCGCGGTTATCCATGCCAAGCACCTCAAAATCGGCTGCGTAGCCAAAGCAGTGATGCGAGGTGGTGCTGCCACCGATTGCTTTATTTACCTCCGGCGAACGATAACCGCTTGTAACAATGACTGGGCCGAACTTGTCGCGCAAGGGTTGCAAGATGTTGTCAGTCAACGCTTGCAGCTTTTCAATGACCAGCGCAGATGGGGTGTTAAATATGCCGTTGCGAGTTGCCGCCTCAGACTTAGTGAGTTCGCTCAGTGAAAAATTAGCTGATAGCTTCATATGTATTGGTCTTTCTTTATTTGTATGCACGAAAGTTCAAAACTTGCTACATCTAGGTCGGTGGTCAGATTCTGTCTAACCGCGTAATTCTTCTGTTCACACTCGCTGGCCGTTGCCGTTAGTTTGCCGTTAGCAAAGCCGCAGTTGCCACTTGTGAGGCATATAAAAGCAACAGGTAGCCAGAACGACATCACGTACTCCAGATTATTTCTTTGCCTTCATGTCAATAATTTTCTCAAGCGTGCGACCGCCGAAGTAGAACGACATAATTAGCATACCCCACTGGCCGAGAAGCTCAATGTAGGCCGAATTTGCGTCAAGACCGAATGCTGACATCATAGCGAACGTGAAATAGCCCACTAGGATGGCTAGGAGGGTCATGGGGCGTATATTCTTGGACAGCCAACTATCACTACCCATGTCCGCTTTTAATCGCTCTGTGAGGTTTCCTTGCTCTGTCTTGTACAGGTCAGCTTCATTGGCCATCTTCGCCAGTTCGCCGCTTTGCTCTAACGCTGCAAGTTCTAACTGCGCCTGCGCTTTGGCTGTTGGGTCTGGAATAAGTTTGTCAATCAGCTTGCTGCCGATATTGAGTAGTCCCGCTAGTGCAATCATTGTTTGTTTCCTTAAATTAGAACGTGCCACGTTTGACAATGAGCCAGACGAGGCCAAAGACAACGATAGCGCCCGTCAGTACTGCTATACCAATCAGTATGCCGTTTACCCAGCCCCAAACCTTCTGCCTGCGCTTGTAAATAGCTAGGGCTTTGTCGCGAACCTCTTGCTCACGCTCACGCTTTTTCTGACTTTGGTAGAGTAAAAAATCATCATACAGGCCCGGTCGTCCTGAGTAAATAAGCATCTCTTTTAACTCAGCCTCAGCTTCACGCAAAGATTCCATCGCCCAGAAAGCATCTGAATCACTGCCCTTGCTTGATGCCTTTTTTGCAATCTCAGCCTTGAGGCCAAAATACTCCCCCAGCTTTGATGCACATGCCGCTAATTCAGAACCATTTTTTAGCGCTGTTTTTACCGCCGCAAAGCACGCATTGGCAATTGCTAATTCAGCAAGCACTACTTACTCTTGTGTTCTGCGTACATGATGCTGATGGCCGTCACGACACCAGCCACCCACAACAAAGGCTTGGCAGCTTTAGCAATCCACTCAAGCACAGTAAATGCGCCTTGAACTGCCTCAAAAGCATGAACCATTGTGCGAGTCTCTGTGTGTACCTCATCAACCTTTCCCTCAACTGAGATTAGGCGATTTAGTATGTCTTTGTGGCTTACATCTTCAATCATTACGCAGTGCGCTTCCACATATACACAGTAATGTATGGTTGCAGGTTAGCGTTAGTGCCACTGGAGCCTGTGCTGTTAATTGAGATTCCTGTAGTTGCTGTTCCTGTATTACCCGGAGTTGAAGTTGTATCATTTCCACCACCTGTTATTCCACTATTAAAAAATGCTATACGCCCTCCAGCATGTAAGTGACCGGGGTCTGTAACACTATGGGTGTGACTAACAACAACAGCATCTTTACTACCGCCTGTCTCACCTAAGGTGTCAAAAGAAGCGTCACCACTGTTAAGACCCACCAACACACGACCAGCACCAAAAGACTCCCAAGTGCCAAAGCCAAACAATGTTGCTGGATTGGTAGCTACGGAAACGTTAGTATAAATAGAGCCTACAGGATAGATAGCGTTAATAACAAAAGCTGTAGTTGCTAATTGCGTAGATGCTGTACCTGCCGACGCTGTTGGAGCTGTAGGTGTGCCAGTAAACGTAGGTGAGCTAACAGGAGCCACATCAGTTCCAACGACCAAACCAAGGTTTGTACGTGCTGTAGAAGCGTCTGAGGCTCCTGTACCGCCGTTAGCAACAGCAAGGTCGTTAGACGGAAACAATGCGCTAAGTGCATCTAAATTCCCGTTAATCTTGCCCCCCCACGAGTCAGCACTAGCCCCAATCTCGGGCTTTATTAAACCTAGGTTTGTGGTGTTTGCATCTGCCATTTTTTACCTCAGTGGACAACAGTCCAAGTTTCGTTTTCAGTTGCGATCTTGACCCAGATTTCTGAGCCGGTTGGAATAGGCAACCACGTCTCACCGTCATTGCCGTAATTTTCCCATTTTTCTCTTGCATTTACAACCATTTTTGATTGCCCAGTAACCAATACGGGCACTTGAGTGGTGTACCTTGCAACAATGCTTAAAGCAGACTCTGCTTGTATCAACACCTGCGTGTTTTTGATCGTCAGTACGTGTACATTAATCTGAGATTGGCCAACCACATTTGCAGATGTAAACGTGTAGCGTACACCGTTAGCAATCGCGTTAGACTCACCGACTATTGTCGCACCGCCAAAAGCGTAGCGTATTGCGTAGCAAGTCAACCCGCTTGCGCCCTGAACCGATGCCGACCCAATAGCGTACCGCGAAGCATCAACAGACAGCGCACTTTGGCCGCCAATCAAACCGACACCAACAGCAATGCGTTCGCCAGAGCCTGTAGCGGCTGATACGCCGTTTATTGCCTCCAGCCCATACCAAGGTAGCAGTCTAAACGCAGAGGCGCTTAAAACGCTTTCTGAGGTGATTACGCCAGACGCATCAAATAGCGTGCCCCCAGCAGTAGATGCAAAGGGCGTTTGAGCAAATGCGGATATTCCGAACATTGGTTACTCCGATGTTGTATCAGCCGGGATTGGTTCGTTGCCCTCAGTCATTTAGGATACTTAGCCTTTACTGCCAGACATTCATCAATGTATGCCTGCGCTTGTGCTGTGTCGCCTTTGACTATTGCGTCTAAGTAGTCAGCCGCTGGAGGATATGCTGAGGCACGTAACTCTTGGTAGGTTGGTGGCGGTGGAATGTCCGCTGGCTCTGGCGTGTTGCCTTCTGAGAGCCAGATTAGGTAATTAGCGTAGTCAGTATTGGCGGGGTCAGTGGGGATACTTGCAGAATCAACCAACCTATTTATTAAATCTTTACCTAGCTTATACATGAGTTTTCCTTATTAGAGTTCTGCTGTTGCTGTGAAATTAAAGCCATAGCCCACCCCGGAAGTTAGTGAAGCACTACCTATAATCGAAGCTATTCCGTGAGCAGTTTCCCATATCTGTGATTTGGTAAAACCTACTACCACATTATTGTTAACATTGACTACAGAATTCACAGTTCCTGAACGATCAGTAATTACCAAGGTGGGCACTGCTCGCATCTGCACAGGAAAATCGACGTTACAAATTAAAGTAGACGTACCAGACGCTATACCAACTGATGCTCCCGGGTATGAATTCCATACCTTATGATAATAATACCGCTGACACAACGCCAGCTCCTGCCCATACTGCCTATGCTCAAAAGGAGTTGCTACGCTTCCGGCCTCTAGCTGTACGCCTGTGATGTAGAAGGTTGCGCCAAGAGTACCGATGACTGAGACTGCGCCTGTGGCTGAAAAATAGTTTACACCGGCCCACGCACCAGCAGTGCCGCTTCTGTCAGGGCCAGCACCTAGCCCAAACGACATTCTTAGCCCTATTCCATTCGTTGTTAGCCATGTTCCTGATGTCTCGCCCGGAATTGTGACGGTCTTGTATTCCCAAGTATCAGCAACAGATATTGAGTAAGTAAATGGATAGCTTCTATCCTGAGCCGAGTTCTGTAAAGCACCACCAAAAGTACCAGTTAAAGAACTGCGAACCCAAAAAGACATGGTAACTGTTTTAGCGCTTGCAGTACCCCACGCCAAATCGTAAGTATTTACACCTTCAAGTCGATGTTCTAAGAGAAGCGTTTGTGTTGTGGTAAGTGTTGCATCTGCTGTTGTAGTAGTAATTTTTACGGAATTTATAAAACCAGATGGGGCAGACGAGTCTTGTTGCGCAGAAAAAGCGCCGTCTGTGATGTTAGTCATCCGCATCCTGTCAACAGGAAACGACCCAGCAGTAGTAACCGCAGCCCCAGCGTTCCTCTGGTCAATACCCATTCCGCCATTTATAATTTTATTTCTACCCGACATGTTAGACACAGTAGGCGTGAAGCCGTTGATGGTAGTAGTAGCCCCACCGCTGGCATCTAGTATGCTGTTTACGCTTAAATCAGACATTAGTTGTCTCCTGTTGTTGGGCCGCTTCCCAGCACTCTTTTAATAAGTCTTCGTAGCTGTCATACCCACCGTCTAATGAGGCAAACCATTGTTCAAATGTCATTTAGGATACTCCGTTATTAATGTATCAAGTCTGTCGCGTATCGCCTGCTCAGTAGGTATATTCTCACAGCAAGCTAGTGTGGACTGCCGCCCTGTCATAACCCCGTGGCGCATACAAGCAGTGGGTTCTTCGTGCTCGTGATAGCACTCAACTGTAATTTCACAGCATCCTTCGTAGTGGACAATACTCACTGAACCGTGAACAACGTCGGTAGGTAAATCTGCTTTTAGCTTAAAATTAGGCCCGTGTCCTA